CGGACTGAGTTGCAGCCCCGTCATCTCACGCCTCCCCGCATTGGCCTTGGTCGCCGTCATCGCCGCGGACTGGACCGCGCGCGGATTCTCCACCACCACTCGCACGGTCTCCTTCTCGAAGAACTCCTTGGCCCCCGGCACGGTGATGTTGATGACCGTAGGCCCTGCGGCCGATGGCGTCCCGCCGCCGATCTTGTCGAGCGAAGGCAGGCCGCTCAGTCCCGGCAGTGGGCTGCCATTGTTGTACGACGGCGACTGGAACAGCGAACCGGCGGTCTCCACGAGCGACAGCGGCGTCACAGTGCCGGGCATGCCCGTGGGCTTCTGGCCGGTGGTCATCGCGTACAACTGAATCAAGTCGCGGACCTGAGGCGACCGGATAGCCAGATCGAGGTTGCCGCCGAAGGCCGATTTCGCCGTGTCGACGATCTGCTTCAGAACGCCTTTGTCGGCGATGTCGACGCCGTACAGCGCCTTGATCTTGGCCTTCGCCTTCTCCTCGGCACCCTTCACGAAGAGGCGCACGATGCCGGCAACCAGTCCCGCGGCCGCGCCGATGGCCGCGCCGAGCGGCCCGCCGAACTTGAAGCCGATCATCGCGCCGCCTGCGGTGGTCTCGGCCATGCCTGTGAAACCGCCACGGCGAAGGCCGTCGAAGGCCAGCATCGCGCCCGCCATCAGGGCGGCATTCGACTTGCCGATGGAGGAGAGCTTCTGGCCCAGCGTGGCCGCTTCCCAGGTGGTGGCGACGCCGGGCGCCAACTGGACGCTGCCGCCGATCCCAAAGAACGACTTCAACCCGGGGAGGAATCCCGCCCATCCTGCTTTCGAGAAGATGCCGCCCGTTCCAGCCGCGCCACCCGTGGAGGGAACGAAGGGAGGTGTGGCACCAGTGGGGGACCCGAACACTGAGGGAATGATCGACGGCACCCCGCCCCCGGACGGCACAAACGGCGGCGTTGCGCCCGGCGCGCCGCCTGCGAAAACAGGCACGGCCCCGACACCAAGGATGCCGCCGAGTTTGCCGAGCATCCCGCCGCCGCCCATTCCGCCCTGCTGGAATGTGACCTTCTGCCCGGTGAACAACTGCATCAACATCGCCGCAACACGCGAGGACACCACGTCCTTGATGGCCGTCAGCAGGGCGGTCTTCAGTGAGTTGCCGATCGCGGACCAGATGGACTGCGACTTCGCGAGAAGCGCATCGAAGACGCCCTCGGCCTGGCGCTTGAAGGAATCGAAGATCCGTCGATTCTCATCGCGGATGAGCTGGCCCTGACGGATGGCGGCACTTTCCCGCGCTGCCTGAATGGCGGCGTCGGTGGCTTCCTGTTGCTGTCCGCGGAGGTCCTGCCGCTGCTGGGTGACCTCGGCGATGCGCGCGCGGATCTCGTCCGCCTTGTAGCCGAGCCGCTTCAGGTTGGCTTCTTCCTCGATCAGCATCCGCGAGGTGTCGAGGTCGAACAGCCGCAGCTTGATGTCGTTGACTCGCTGGAGGTATGCAACCTCGATCTCCATCTTGCGCTGCTCGACCCAGAGCTTTTGCCGGAGCGTCTGCGCGTCCAACGCTTCGACAGCCCGCAACTGGGCATCGCGCCCGTAGCCCGCGCGCTGCTCTTCGAACCTGTGCACGTCGGCGAGGTGATCGAGGTTTCGCCGCGCGATATCCTCGTTGTTGGCCAGGCGCTTCTGATAGAGGTCCGACTCCCAGGCCAGGCGCTGCTGGTACGCCTCCTGCTGTTCCTTAAGGTAGTCGGCCATCTCTTCCTTCTGCATCTGCCGAACCTTGGCGCGCAGTTCTCGCTCAAGGTTCTCGCGCGTTTTGGCGGTGAGACGCATTGAATGCGTGGCGCCCCGGTCATCGACGAAGGTGGTGAACTTCGAGATCTCCTTTCGCATTTCGAGCAGGATCTTCGCCGGCCCCGTGACACCATGAGCCTCAGCCGCGAGCGCTGCTTCCAGGGAATCCCGCTCCGCCTGCGCCTGTCTTTTCCGGATCTCCTGCGCACGCTTCAGGGTTTCGAGGTCCGGCTCGTTCGTGGTCTTGACGGTAATCTTCGGGCCACCGAACTCGAAGGTCTCCCCGGGCAACAGCTTCTTGCCGGAGATCAACTCTCGGATCTGGTCATCCGTCATTCCCTTCTTGCGCAGGTCATCCACTTTGACCTTGCCCTTGAAGAGGTCGTCGCGGAGGGCTTGCCGCTCCATCTCGTCGTAGCGGGCCTTGAGTTGTTCCTGGGTGTTCTTCCACTCAGAGTAGACGATGGCGCCCGCCGCAAAAACGCCACCGGCGAGCAGCGCATACGGGTTCAAACTGGCTAGGTTGAGAGCGGCGATTGCCTTGGCCAGCTCCATGATCTTGGTGGCGAGACCATACGCCGCGAGCACTCCGGCGACCCACAGCGCCGTCTCACCAAACTTGGTGAGGAGGTCGGTGTTCTCTCTCAACCAACCGACCAGGCCCCGCAGGTTTCCAATCAGCGCCCGGAGATCATCCTGGAACTTGGCTCCGATGTCCTCCCGTAGGTTGTTGAACTCGCGGCGCAGTGCTCCGAGTTGCCCCTCCACAGTCTGAGAAGCGGCGGCGTGGGCGCCCTGAATCTTCGCCCCCTCTCGCATCACCGCGTTGTACCGAACCTGTTTCTCCTCGGCATCGGTCAACGCGCGGCCCAGCTTGAGCTCCTGGATCAGGACTTCTTTCTGGAAATCGACGAAGAGCCCCAGCGTGCGGAGCCCGCGGGAAGCGCCCGACTCGATGGAGAGGACAATCGCATCCATCGCTTCGCCGGCAGACACGTTCTGCACCGCCGCTGCATTCTTAGCGAGTTTGGCAAGACCTTCGGCCTTGGCCAGGTCCATGTCGGCAACGATGAGGCGCTGCACGGCATGGGCCGCCTCGGTATACTCGAAACCGATCTCTTCAATCGCCGCCACCTGCCTCGTGGCCGCCGCCGCACCGACTCCGTGCGCGGTTGCCAGCGCTTTCAGGGAAGCTTCTGCCTTGGCGTTCTCGGCAGCCATCATGACGGAGCCCACCGTGAACTCCTTGGCCCAGGCAACAGCGCTCTTGATGGCATCGGCGAGGAGACTGCCTGCGGTGGCACCCTTCACCATGGCGGCGGTCATGCCGTCAATGCTGGACGAGGCGCCATGCGCAGCTTTCGCTGCGGTCTGCTCGATGCTCGACAGGCTCGAGTTGACCGTCTTGATGGACGCATTGGCCTTGTTGACATCGACTTCGACGACGAGTTCGAGCTTATTGTCGGCCACGGTTGTTTAACTGTTCGCGGTCCAAACGGTCACGTTCTTCTTCGAGGACGAGCATGGCGAGGAACTCATCGGCCCGGATCTCGTCGAGTCCAATCCGCACACCCAGCTTCAGGGCTGTGCGGAGGTCGATGGCTCGGCGGACGAGCAGGCCGGTTTCGGAGGACTGGGCTGCATCCAGACGGTCCAGCGGGCAGTGATCACAGCGGCCGCCGTCCGGCGCATCCGGGCACAACCCCGGATCGCAGATTTCATCGCGCCGGAGGGCCCAGTGGACCAGGTACCGGAGGGAGGGCTGTTCCGGCCACTCCCCGGTCAGAAGTTTGGGTCCCGGTCTTCCTGGAAGCCCGCCTCGAGCGCGTCGATCGCCGCCTTCACCGCGACGGCCTGGTGGATGACGGGCACCTCGCCGGCGTAGCCTTCCGCGCCCTGAGACAACTTCTTATATAGAGTGCCAGCGGCGGCCAGGTTGATGGTGAGTTCCTGGCGGTTGAAGGGGAGGTCGAGGATCCGGGCGAAGCTGCGCCGGTATTCGAAGACGTCCTTCGCCGAGGGCATCTTGAGGATGTGGCCGGTGACGCCGCCCAGCACCCGGGTCGAGACACGGAACGTATCGCCGGCCTGGACCACGTCATCAACCTCGGCCTGGCTCAACTGGTCGATGATCCGGCTGGCTTCGAAAGCATCCACCGCCGGCTCTTCGCCCTCGCGGATTTTGGCCAGTAGCGCGGCCTCGCCGTCTTCCGCGTTGGCGACGGTCGTCTCGGACACTCCACGGCCGAGTTGCTTGATGATCACCTTCCGGCGTCGCTGGCGTTCCGTCCACTCAGCATCGCTCGGGAAGCGGACCCTGATGGTCTTCAGACCTTCCGGCGTGCGCAGGTTGATGGCGACCGGGCGGGTCGCGTCGAAAACAGGAGTTGTCGTTTCCATGAAGTCGTTCCTTACTGGCAGATCTGATCCACGTTGCACTTGGCCACGGCGGTGATGATGCCGTTGGTCGAGTCGTAGAGCGGCGTGCAGTCGACGGCCACCGTGAGGATGCCGTCCGTTTCAGCGAGCTCCGTGGTGGCGTAGGCGATCTTCTGCCAAGTGATCTGCAGGGAGTTGTTCGTGTCGAACGAGAGGTTGATGACCGCCGTGCCCGTGGTCTGGGCCTTCAGCTTCGTGTACTCCGTCGAACCGTTCTCAAACCGGGCGACGAACTTGAGGTTGCCCTGGCGGTTGCCGAACTCGAGGCGGCCGCGGATCGCGCCGGAAGACCCATCGCCGACGGACTGGAACCCGGAGCCGGGGAAGAAGCCCGCGTCCATCCGGAGATTGTTCTTCCATCCCGTCTCGAGCGAGACGATGTTCTTGTTGGTGACGTAGTCGACGCCGTTGATGGTAAGGGTCAGGGAGGCCGAAGGCAGCAGCTTCTCAGCGGTCGCTGCCGGCATCGTAATGCCCGTGGCGGAGTCAGTGACCTTGCCGGAGCCGACAAACTCGACGTTGATCTTCGAGTTGGCGCGACCCGGACCGGAACCGACGGTAAGTTGCCACGATTCGACCGCGCAGCCGACGGCCATCCGGTCCAGCACGACGCCCGCGCCGGGGCGAATCTGCTCGACGAAAGAGAAGTACGGCAGCTCAGCGGCATCGCCGTTCGCCGGGAATAGCGGCGTGCAGGTGTACGTGAAATTCGGCGTTGTGCCGGACTTCACCACCTTCCCCAGCCCGAACGCCATGGCCCAAGCCGCGATCTCGGCGCTGAGGTACTTCTCCAACGTCCCACTCACGTCCCAGGACGTCTTGAAGGTCTGGGTCGGAAACTCGTGACCCTTGCCGTACTCCTCGGCGTCGTTCTCAGTGTTGAGCTTCGGGTTGGCCAGCGCGGCGTTGAGCTTCCGCAACTGCCACATGTTGGCAGCAGTTTGAGCCGTCGCGATGTCGGTCTGCTTGCCCTTACCGAAGCAGATCTGAATTTCTTGGAGTCTCGTCGTCGACATGGTTCTCCTTCTCCGGTGGCGGGCACTGGCTCCACCCCGTAATCATGAGCGGCACTAGCTGGGCTGGCGTGGCTTCCACCTCGCGCGGCTCGCCTTGCCCGTGCGGGGGCAACATCCAGACGGTTTCACTCATCTCCCATCTCCGTGAACGTGAGCGGAACCTCGAAGTAATCGAGGCCCTCGGCATCGGTCTGCCGCTGGATGAGCGGCAGATCCATCGGGTAACAAGACGGATGCACGGTGGCGTTCACCATCGGCACCCCAACTGAGGCCGGTACTCCCTTGGTAATCAGCCTGAACAGCCGGTAGTAGGCGGTCGGCGGATCGCCGTCGAAGGTCTCCCGCGTGCGCAGGTACAAGGTCACCTGGTGCTTCCAGACATCGACGCCTCCAAATGTGCCCGGCGTGGTGCCTTGCCATGTGGCCATGATCGATGGTGACGGCGCCATGTGGATGGCGTTCGCGAGGCTCGCGCGCTTCGGGAACTGATCGTGGTAGGCATAGATGCGCTGCTCATCGCCGCCCATCTCGCCAACCAGTTCCGGGATATCCCGCAGGAGCGCGACCAGGCCATCCACAAGATCCGCCGGGTTGATCATCGCTGCTTGCCTCCGAGGACTTTCTCCACCAGCAGGCGAGGCTTCATCGCGTCCAACATCTTGCGCGCCGCCTCGACGACGACGGCCTTGTTTTTCGGCGAGAACACCATCCACTCCTCCCGCTTCTGGTTGGCCCAGGCCTTGATCCGGTCCTTGCGTGTTGAGACGCTCGCCTTGGCCCGGTTCTCGCTGACCGTGCGCACCTGGAAGTTGCGCAGCAGGTCGCCGGTAAAGGTGAGGTTGCGGCGGTTACCCTTACCCTTCCGCGTCTTGAAGATCGCGTAGCGTTTGGTGAGTGGCTTGGCAGCACTGTCGCCGGGACCCTGCGCAGTGCCCAATCGTGCCTTCACCGCCGTAACGCCCGTGCCGCCCAGCTCATACATCTGCCGCTGGCGGAAATTGAGCAGATCGAGCCGCAGTTGCTTCTTCTGGTAGACCCGGACGCTGGGCATCAGTTCACCTGTCGCAGTCTCAACACGGCGGCACCCTCGGCGTCCGCTTCGATGTCGAACACCTTGTACCGGGTACCGCCGATCTCGACCTCGTCGCCGCGGACTGGCACCGCCGCTAAATCCGCTAGTCGGACGAAGAGCACCGCGTACACGCCAGGTGAGGCATCCTCCGTCTCCCGCGCGGTCTGAAACACCGCGCGGACCGTGGCCTGCCCACCAGCCTCGGGCAGGTAGAGGACCTCGCGGCCGAACGCATTCACGACGGCCGCATTCAGTCCACTTACCGCCGACTCCCAACTGCTCATGGTTAGGTCTTCGTGCCCTTCACGAGCACTTCCGGCCGCAGGCAGATGGGCAACGGGTTCTGCTGCGTGTGCAGGTCAGTGCCGCGCCCGAACTTCCGCGGTTCCTGCTTGGCATACAGCGGCAGGCCCAGGGTGTTCGCCGTCTCGTTGAAGTCCGCCGGCGCGAAGAACGTCCGGAAGGTGTTGGCCGTGCCCAGCGGGAAGAAGTGCGCCTCGTCGTCCGCGATGAACTTCCGCACGTTTCCGGAAGCATCGGTCGCCTGCCCACGATACTCCTCGAAGGTCACGCCGCCGAAGGTGAAGCCGGTGCGGTAGTCATTGCCGAGTTGCTGGTTGCGCTGGTAGTACTGGAAGGCCTCTTTCACCTTCGCGTGCGTGGTGAAGGCGTCGTAGAAGCCCTGCGAGCACAGGCACAGGATGCCCGTCATGAACTCGCCCTTGAGGTTGTCCTCGATGTGGCGCTTCACTTCAAGCACCTTCAGCAGCACTTCGGTTCCGGCCGTGCCCAGCGCGAACGCCACGGTCTTGGCCGTGATGCCGAACTCGCTGTACAGGTCGTAGAGCGTCGAGCCGTCCGCGTCGAGGATCACGCCCTTGAGCGCTCCCATGCGCAGGTACTCGAGCGTGATGGCGTGCTTGTTCCGCATGTTCTGCAGCTTCAGCGCCAGCAGGTTCGCCAGGGCGTCGGTCTCCGTCTCCGAGCCGAACGCCCGGATGCCTTGGACTTCCTCGGGCAGCACAGCATCATCGTGCGGGATGTGCGGGATCACGAACGAGCGCACCTTCCGCTTGCCGGTGGTGCCGACGGTACCGGGCGCACCCACGGGCTGCGTGGGCAGCAGGTTCAGCACCCCGCTCATCTCCTCGATGATGATGGTGCGCGTCCGCACGCCCTGCGGCGTCATCAGGTTCAACTGCTCCAGGCGCCCGTAGGTGTTCGGGATCTTGTTGATAGCAGCGGTGAGCGCCGTCATGTTGAAGGCGTCAGTCGAAAAGGGGTTCAGCATCATGGGTTAGGCTCCTTCCCGGACGAGAATGCCCAGGGTCTTCAGTTGGCCGATGGCCGTGGTCTTCTGGGGTGTGGTGATGCCACCCGGCCAGACGAGCTTCTTGTCCGAGCAGATCGCGTGGCGTGCGATGATCACGCCGCCCTTGTCGGCCGAGGACGCATCCACCGGCAGCAGTAGCACGCCGGCGGCGTTCTGCGAACCGTCGCTGGCGGCCGGCGCGAGTTGCGTCACCTTGCCGCTCGCCGTGATGATGCCGACCACCGTGCCGGTGGCCAGGTTCTGGCCGGAGACGACCACCACTTCATCGCGGCTGTAGAGGCTCTCGTCTTCGTACTTCAGCCAGTCGCCGAGATAGTTCTGTTCAGATTGAACGGGCATGTTAGTTGACTCCTTTCCCGGCGAGGCGTTCGACGGCCTTCATGACCGGATTGTTGTCGGGATTCGTCTTTACGCTGGTGCCGGTGTCGGGCATGACGTGAGAGCGGACCTCGGTTGCGTCCTCCGCGGCGCGCGCTTCCATCAGGTGCTGCCGAGCCTCGGCGGGGCTGACATCCCTCGCCAGAAGTGCGGCCGCCCGGGCGGGCATGCCCGCGAGCGCGCAGAGTTCTACGATTTCCCGCGCATCGGCGTAGCCCTGCCTTCGTGCCTCCGCGCGGATGGCGTCAAGATCGACGGCAGAGGCCTGGGGCTCCGCCGCGAGCGGTTCTTCGTGCATACTGGTTCTCCCTTGGGTTTGAATTGAGACTCCTGCTGGTGCGATCACGGCGCGCAGATCCGCCAGAGCATCCTGGCGCGTGCCGAGGCGATCGGCAAACTTCACGTTGACTGCGTCGCTGCCGAAGAAGAGCCCGGCCTCGGTGCCACGTACGGCAGCCTCCGGCAGGCCTCGATTGCGGGCAACTGTATTCACCAGCAATCCGTAGGTGCGCGCGATTTCGCCCTCCAAGACGCTCTTGGCCTCTTCACTGAGTGGTGCGTGTGGATTGAAGTCGGCCTTGCGGGCGCCGGCGCTGACGATGGTGTAGCGGTAGCCCATCTTCTCGTCGTTGCCGCTCAGGTCGAGATGGCTGACGATGACTCCAACGCTGCCGACCCCTGAGGTCCGGCTCACGTAGATGCGCTGTGCGGCAGAGGCGAGCAGATAGGCGGCGCTGAACGCGTCGTTGTTAGCAACGGCGATCAGTGGTTTAGTGGCGCGCGCCGAGTAAACGGTGTCGGCCACATCGAAGGCGCCCGCCACCTCGCCGCCAGGCGAATCGATTTCGAGCAGGATGCCTTTGATCGTGGGATCCGTCGCCGCATCCTCAATCTCCTGCTGGATATCCACGTAGGAACGCAGCCCCGAGAGTGCGTCAATGCCGCGCGTCTTGTGCACCAGTGTCCCTTCGACCGGAATGATGGCGATGCCGTCCGGCGTCACCTCATAGGGCTTGCGGGAAGCTCTCTCGACCGAAACGGCCGCGGAGACAGGTGGAGCCTCGATCCCCAGACGCGGGGCGAGCGCCGCCAGGATCACCTCGAGCTTCTGCGGCGCGATCAGGAGCGGCGTGTCAAAGATTCGCGTCGCCAGATGAGGTAGCGGGTGCATTCGGTTCCTTTCGCGGATCGGAGTCATACTTGTTGCCGAGCGAATCGGCGCGAGCGTTGTCGGCCGCAATCTCACTGTCGATGCCTTCGACGTCGTAACCCTGTTCGGAGACAACCTCGGCGCGGCTCTTGAAGCCAGCCCGCACCGCCATGATCTGGGCCTTGATGTCCTTCAGCGGATCGACCCAGGCAAAGCCTGGCGGAATCCACTTCACGTCGTAATAGAGCGCGAGATCCTGCGGCTTCGGCAGCGCGCCGCTCAACACCGCAGCGTCGATCCAAGCCCTCCAGATCGGGCGGCACATCTGGAAGACAATCACCTGGTGCTGGAACTGCTCGCAACGCCGGCGGAACTCCAGCAAGCCAGCCCGGATCGAGGAGTAGTTGACGCCAGTGAGATCACCGGTCAGCTGCTCGTAGGTGATCCCCATACCCGCAGCGATCGAGCGGAGCTGCACGCGCATGAAGGTTTCATACGTCGCTCCCACATCGGCGGGCGAGGAGAACTTCACGTCCTCGCCAGGCAGCAACACCTGAAGTGTCCCCGGCTCCAGACCCGCCAGTGCGGCGCCGGTCGCGTCTGGATTCGCTTCACCGAGCAACGAATCCTGAGGGGCATTCTTTGTGACGAAGCCCGCGAACATCGCCGCCGTCTTCTTCCGAACCAACTCGGCGTCATCGTATTGGTCGAGCTCGTAGAGCTTGATGAGAACCTGGGTCAGCCACGGCTGCCCACGCAGTTGCCCCGGACGGAGGGGGCGGAATAGATGAAGCACGGAGTCAGCAGTCACGCGCACAATCTCGGTGGAGGCCATCGGGTTCAGCGCGTCACCGGGATGTTCTCGATAGATCCGATAGGCGACTCTCTTGCCGATCCCGTTGAACTCAATCCCCGCGCGAACGTAGTTGCCGTTCTCCAGCTTCCGCGTCTCGTTCGTCGGCAGATGTTCGGCTTCGAGAACTTGGAGCTGCAGCGGGACCGACAACCCGTCCTTCGGCAGTCGCGGCCGCAGCCGCACCAGGCACTCGCCGGCCTCCATCACCGACCTGCAGGCGAGCGCCTGCAGACCATAGAAATCCGTGAGGCCGGAGGCATCGGCCTCGTCGGTCCACTTCAGCCACAGCGCCTGGATCTGTTCCTTGACGTCGGCGTCCGGATGCTGCGACTGCGGCTTGATCCCGGTGCCGATGCAGTTCCCGATGAACGCGTCGAGTGCGTTTGTGGCCCAGGGGTTCCGGCGCACCATGTCCCGCGAACGCGATCGCAGCGTGTCGACGCTCTGGAACACGAGCGTGTTGATGTCGCCCGTAGAGGGCGCCCAGCCGGTGGTGCGCCGAGTTGCCGCGGCAGCTTCGTAATCCGAAGCAGAACGGAACTTGGGCAACACCGCCCGGAGTCGATTCCAGAACCCCACTGTGGTCAAAGGCCCTTCTGCGTCTGTACGCGGATCTGCCGGATCACCGGTGTCCCGCTGTTCTTCGTCACATCCGCTTCAGCAGCGGCGATGGCTTCCTTCAACTCCTCGACAGTCCGGTATTCGATCTCGCGATCGCCAAACCGGACGCGGCGCACCCCGTTGGCCAGAGCGTCGCGCAACGCCTGCAATTGCTGGTCCGTGTACATCGGCTTCTTCGCCTGACAATCGCCTCGAAGATTCTCTGGAAGATTCCCTTGCTATTCCGGCCCACCGAAGCGATTCATGTGTTCGATGCAACGCACCACCAAGACCACCAAGCAGACCGCCGCAGGCTGCTACGCCGAACGGCACGCAGAAGCCCAGGACCTGCTGAAACGCATCGCCAGCCGCCTGGCCGACCACCAGAAGCGCCAGGCTGCAGAGCCCGCCGATTGGGGCTACGCCGGCGACCTCGGCCGGATCACTGAGCAGCTCGCCTACGTGCTGGCCGACCTGGGAGACCGCAGCGGGGTCGACGCCAAGGGGCTGGAGTACTGAACATGACCCGCGACGAACTGATCGCCTGGGCCACGCGGAACGGCTGGACGCTCGACCGCTGGGGCCACCTCAAGAAGGAGTTCGACAACGGCACGCACCGGATCAAGTTGAGCCGCATCGCCGCGCGCCACGAAATCTCGACGCCGTTTGGCTGGGCACGCCTGGCCAGCGGCTATCTCAAGAACTTGCACCTAGCCGCCGACGACAAGCTCGCCGGCATGAACCGATAGAAAGGAACACCACCATGACGACGTTTGCCATCGACACC